GTTCTAAAAAGAGTTTTTCAGAGAGGTGCTATGTTTGTACCTATAGCCTGCGTACGTGGCGTCCCGTGCGCACTGGTGGGGGGTGGGGGGTGTTCTTTTTTTATTTGTGGAGATAGATACTATATGACCCCAATCACACCGCACCAATTTTTGAGAACTTCCTTGACAAATCATACCGCACCAATTTAAATTACCCATTTTACCCCCTTTTTTTAACAAAATAAACAGGCGTTTAATTGTCAGATATTTTGCTATTTTAGGGTGTTTAATGTCGTCAAGCGTTCCAAACGAGGGCTAATCTTAGTCAAAAACATTGACTTATTAAACACCCCCACAGATCGTTGGTTGTTCGGAAATGGGGCAAAATAATTCCAAACGAGGGCTAACTTTCGTTGACGAAATGAAAAAAGGCACGATTTGACAAATGAGAAAAATGTATTATAACTTTAAAAGGGCGTTTAATGTGTCAAGCGTTCCAAACGAGGGCTAATCTTAGTCAAAAACATTGACTAATTAAACACCTTTTTCGGCTTGTCAACTTGACAGTTTGACACGTAACTTATATACTGGGTCTTAGAGACCCGACCCCCATGCGGGGGAGGGTCAAAAGACCCAATGTATATAAGCGTAAGGTGTGTTGTAATAAAACCTCTTTTTTCTTATCGGCTATGGTATACTAAATAGACATGGATTTGACAGAAAAATACGACCCCGAGCTACTTGAAATGGCCCGTGATGTGATAGAAAACGGGAGTAACGCAGACCGACAATTCCTTTTTGCAATACAAGAAAAAACCACCAAAGAAGAATTCCATTTTAAATTTGAAATCTTCGGTCAGATTTTCTACCCCGAATACTTCACAAGCCCCATGGCTCCGTTCCACGACGACTTCATTGATAACATGATCGCGTCATATTCTGGAGACATCCGCTATGTCAACCTTGGCTTCCGTGGTTGCGCGAAGACTTCGTACACCAAACTCTTTGTTGCATTCGTGTTACTCAACGACCGCACCCACAAACGCAAGTATATAAAGGTACTCACTCGAAACCTCGGCAACGCCAAGCAGATGGTGACTGACATTTACAATATGATGATAGAAGTGAAGGGCGTATATGGCGACCCCTTCTTGAAGGAGAAGAGCAACAAGAAACGTGAGGAGACAATGGGTAGCTTCACGACCACAGCGACGTACGGCTCACGTAAGCTACTTGCCGGTACTATTGGTATTACCCAGCGTGGACACCTACAAGGCGCGTTTCGCCCCGACTGGCTTGTGTTTGACGACGTGGAGGACCGGGAGAGTATCTCCTCTCTTCCCCTTACCGAGGGGACTATTATGCGCATTGACGAGGCGATAGCGGGGTTATCATCTGACGGCTCGTGGATGATGAATGGTAACTATATTTCTGAGGAGGGAGTGGTCCAGTGGTTTTTGAATAAGGGTGGCGTGGTTGTGGATAAGATCCCCATTATGGATGAGGTGGGGGAGCCCACGTGGCCAGAGCGCTATGATAAGGAGAGGATTGAGCTGTTGAAACTTGATGCTGAGGATTTCTACGGCGAGTATATGTGCGACCCCTCACGGGCGGAGACCTCGTTCTTTGACCGCGTACGTGTCGATAACGACCTGCAAGCAGCGCGACAGCCACATCGCGAGAGCGCTGGGGTGCGATACTGGGGGGACTATGTCCCGCACCATAGCTATGGTATGGGAGCGGACACGAGTGAGGGTGTTGGGCGAGACGCGAATACCTTTGCTCTCTTTGATTTCGGGACCCACAAGGGGGACATTGGGACGTTGGTAGCAACGTACTTCAACAACCAGATACCTCCAGACCTGTTTGGAAGCGAGCTGGTGCGGGTCGGTGCTGAGTTTGGTAATTGCATTATCGCCCCAGAGGCGAACAATACTGGGCACGCCACTCTCTCTATGATGCGCGGGTATCCGAACATCTATAGCCAGCGCGACGAGGTGAGTGGTCGACAGGTGCGACAAACGGAGAAATTGGGATGGAGGACGACCCGCAAGACCAAGCCGTTGATGTTTTTTGAATTTAGGAAAGACTACAACGATGGTCTGATACGCATACACGACAAGAACGTGCTGAAGGAAATGCGCAGTTATACGTCTATGGACCTGACAGACACCAAGCTCGGGCTCGTCACGAGGCACTTTGACCTCTTGACGGCGGTTGTTATTGGGTGGCAGATGCGTGAGCACGCGCAAATTACCTTCAGTCGGGGGCAGTTGCCACAGGAAGACGCGCCTTTGTACGCAGACATCGGGATTTAGGTGTGGTATAATACTGAATATATGACAAAACTAATACGTAAAGATACTCGAGAAGCTATAACAGCGCAGGCTCTCGGTGAAATGGCGTTTGCCAGACGCTATAAGCAGGGTAAAGTTGCTAACTGGCAGAAGAATGAGGCCCTTTACTATGGTGATAAGAAGAAAACGGATGATGCTAGGGCGAATGTTGATCTCGGACAAATGCAAGAACACGTGCATACGTTATTGTCAAAAATTGACAACCCCCTTACTTTCATTTTTACAAAGAGAAAAGAGTCACAGCGTTCGAGGGTGGAGAGATTGAACTCTCTCAAGGACTACGATGCGGACAGGGATGCATGGGACATAAAGGATGTTGCGGGAAAGAAGCAGTCGATTATGTACGGTCGCGCGATATTCAGCTATGCTGCGTCGTCAGACCAGGGGTACAAGCCACAGCTCGAGAATGTGGATGTGTATGACTTTTTAATTGACCCATCAGCTGGAGGTATCGACATTGGCAAGGCGCGGTTTATGGGACGCTACGGTGTTGTAAAGGACAGGATTGAGATAAAGGACAACCCTGATTATATAAAGGACAGCGTGCGTGTCCTTTTGTCGGGGAAGGGGAACAACACAACTCGTAATCAGGAGGATGTCAATAAGCAGAATCGAATATTTGCAAACAAACACACAAGCGGTCAGAAGGAATATGCTTCAGACGATAAATTCAAGCTGTGGGAGTGGTACACAACGTACGAAGGAAAGAGGTACTACTTACTTCTCTCTGAGGATGGGGCGATTGCTTTGCGCGTCGTGCCTCTTACGGACTTGTTCGCGAACAATGAGTGGCCGTTCTGGACGTATGCTGCGTCTCCTGACCTGACTGAATTCTGGACACCGTCACCCTGTGATTTTGTCCGCGAACTAATAATGGCGCAAGCAACAAGTATCAACCAGATGCTTGACAACGCTGAGCGAGTGAACAAGCCCCAGCGCCTTGTTGATGTGAGCGCGATTACGGACCTGTCACAACTCAAGTACCGCAGGGACGGCCATATACAGGTGAGTCCCGGTACAACGAACGCCGCTTTGCGCATTGTGGAGACTCCGTCAATCGACACCCCTCTTGAGGTGTTCCGCACTCTTGAGAATATCAAGCAGACAGCGTCTGGTGTTACTGCGGGGGCACTTGGTGTTGCAGACACGGACGGTCGCGCAACAATTTATGAGGGGAACCAAGCAAACGTAGCTGACCGATTCGGGCTCTTTAATAAGAGCTACTCGTTCGGGTACCGGCGCTTTGGGCATCTCTATGTCGCTGGGGTTGATGAGCATTTGACAAAAAAGGTCGCAGTTGACCTTATTGGTCCTAATGGTATTGAAACGGAAATGATAGGTCGCTCAGACATCTTCCGTAAGAACGAGGACTTTGGGGTTATTGTCGAGTCAGACAACGCAGAGCTGGCTCTTTCAGAACAGAAGCGCAGAGGGCTCGGGGCTTTCTATAGTGCTCTCCTTGGTCGCCCAGAGCTTGCCAATCAAAACATGGTCATTCAGGAGCTTGGAGAAGTGGCGGGCGTGAAGCCCGAGAAGATGCGCGAATTGCTACAGCTCGATATGAACGGGACAGCCCGCGTTATGAGCGAAGCAGAGCGCGACATTGAAGCTCTTATGGACGGGAAGCAAGTACGACCGAATAAGGTTGCTAACGCCGCTTACAAGCAGCGTTTCGTTGATTTCATGATGGATAATGAAGAACATATGAGCCCAGAGCAGTTTCGTCTCATTGTCGCGTACATTGAGGGACTTGATGATATTATTATAAGCAACACGGTGCGAGCAGCCCGAGACCAAGCATCTCGCGAAATGGAGTCTCAGATGGCTGGTGGTGGCCCTCGCCCACAAATGCGATCCCCCGGCCCCTCACAACCTTTACAAGATGTAATACAGCAAAATGTCTAAAGAAAAAACAACGGAAGAGAAGTTGAACCCAGAACACTTTACTTTAAAAGAAGAGAATAAAGATAACTTTAAGAAGGCGGTTATCGCCCGGAGTAACCTAACGAACCTTTTTACACTTGAAGATGTTGAGGCTCAGCAGGCGAACCTCGAGAAAATGCAGCGAGAACTCGAGGGGCAGATTAAGGTTTCGAGCGCGGTTGTTGTGAACGTGGAGAAAAACCACCCTGAAGTGGCAAAACTTTCAGATGAAAAGCTCGCCGCGGCGGATTATTTATTTGAAAACAAAAAGCTTCTTGCCGACTCAGAGACCAAACTAAAAGAGGTGGTGCGTGTTTCTAAACATTATGAAGATGTGCTTGTCCTTATTTATGAGAAGTTTGGTTTTGTCGTCGCAGGCGACACAGTTATCGAGGAACCCAATGACGAAGCAACAGCTTAACATTCCCAAAGAAAAAAGAGATGACCCTGAATTTAAGGGTCTTTTGCAGCAAGCTGACAAGCTCCACGACTTATCAGCCCTCGCATCTACTGAGGGAGGCAAGGCGCTGATTGGGCTACTCATTAAAGAAGCAGTGTACTGTGTCCACCGACTTAGGAGCTCATACCGGACAGCTACCCACCCAGAACTTCTCGCGACAATCGCTGAGTTGGGCGCGAAAATTGACACCGCTACGCTTTTGCTTAGCGCAAAAGAATCCGAGGAGGTGATAAACGAGAGGCTTGAGGAGGCACTCCGCGAATAGCGGTGTGTCTACCGTACAGGTATTTGCTGGTACACGCTTCCCCGTTGCCGTGTCCACCTGTGCGGTAGACACACTACTATAAACATAGTGTGGTATAATACAGGTACGCTGAGAGCGGTTAATTACTCACTAGACTAACTAGGCAAAAAATAGGCATTTATATGACAGAAAAAGAAACTACTACCGAGCCCGAGGATAAAGAGGCTCCAGAGTCAACTGAAACTGACACGCAAGAACCCGAGGCACCAGCAGAGCCGACGGTCGCTGAACTACACGAGGAGGAGAAAACAGAAGAAGCCCCGAAGAAACCCGACTCAGTGCCACTTCAAAAATTTATTGATGAGAAGCGTAAGCGCAAAGAGCTCCAGAAAGAGCTCGATAGTCTCAAAACTGAATATGAAGATGACCCTGATGTTGATGACGACGAGGTGGACGACCGACCCGATGTAAAGGCAATTGCAGAAAAGATTGAAAAGCTTGAAAAGTTCGAGTCCAGCCAGCTAAAGGCACAGAGAGACGCACAGAAAAACGCAACGTTTGAGAAGAATTTTGCTTCAACGCTCGAAAACGTGCCTGAATATACCGACGTTGTGAACAAGGAAGTTATCCGCCAGATGGCGTTTAACCCCGCGAACGCAAACAAGACGTATCTCCAGCTAATCGAAGAGGCGTATGGCAACGCCATCAGTGGTCGACGGACTATTGAAACCACCACTCCACGTGGTGGTGCTAAGGACACGAAGGTAGACCTTGATCGTGCTCGCACGGACGGTGAATACCGACGAGAAGTCCTTGCCGACCCAGAGTTACGACGACAGTACAACGAAAATTTGACTGACCGTATTCCTCTGTAGGCTGCAACGGGTTAATAATTAACCCTTAATTCAAAATGAGCTTAACAGATTTCCGCCCAGAGTTTGATAACGCGTACCAGGAACTATTCCAGAAAACGCTTGTCGCTCGGGACATAATGAACACTCGATTCGAACCACGACTTCGCTACGGCGAATCAGTAGAGCGTGTCAAATTTGACATCTCTGAGGTTCAAGTTCGAGACGTAGTACGAGGTGCAGCTTCTACTATCGACACAATTTCAGACACACCAGAACTTCTTACTATTAACCTAGAACGAGAAGCGGTGTTCCACATCAGCGATGGTGAGGTAACGCAAGCAGGACCCCTCAACCCAGGAGAGGTTATTGGTGGTAAGATTGCGCACCTTGTTGCTCAAGACCTTGACTACAAGTGCTTCTCAGAAGTCGCAAACGCAGCTAACACATTCGATACTGGTGACCTTACGACGCTTGCGTCAACAGGTACTGCTATCACACTTAGCTCGACGACAGTTCCACAGATGGTGACCCGAATGCCAGCTAAACTACGTTACCAAGAGAACCAAGAAGTGTCTTCAAACATGGCACTTGTTGTTGACTCATACGCAGCAGCAGACATCGAACAGTACCTTCTAGGTAAAGACATTGACATTGCTGGTTCAGTATTCAAGAACGGATACGCAGGAGTTGTTCGCAACGCTGTGCTCTACGTTTCTGAGAACCTACAAGGAGAGGTCAACCTTGTTGTTGACGTTGCTACAGCCGATGAAACCCTCTCACTCTTTGGTGTAACTTTCACAGCGAAAGCAGTTCCCGCAGTAGCAGGAGAGTTTGATGTCGCAGCTTCCGTAGACGCGCAAGGAGCAATCCTCGCAAACGCTATCAATGGCGCAGCGACAGGACAAGACACAGCTACTGGATACTTTGAAGTATCAGCAGCCGACCGAGCGACCCTTCGTAACGCACAAGTTTCAGCTACATACGCAGATGCTACTGACACGCTTACGATTACAGCAGGCGGCCGCATTATTTACGTAGACACTCTTTCGGGAGATGTCACAAACGTACTCCACGCTTACTACGGTAAGAAGGGAGCTATCGACCTTGTTGTACAAGACATGAAGGAGGTAGATATGCGAGCTACTGACGACCGACGTGGCACCAACGTATTTACTCACTACCTCGCAGGCCTCAAAACCTTCGACGACGGTAGCCGTAAATTCCTTGATGTTCACATCCTCGTTGCTTAGTTCTTTCACTCAGCCTTCGGGCTGGGATGAGTGCGCTAAACAAACACAATAATAATGTTGAAATCAGAAATAATTACAAAGGCGGAGCTCTATCTTGACGATTCTTCAGAACTTTCAGGCGCAGAGTTCTCGGACTTGTTCGACAAGAAATATAACGAGATAAACGTGAGTCGTGTCTGGGAGGGGACAAAACGAGAGGCGGCAACCACAACGTCAACCGTTGTCCCTTATGTTGCGCTGGAGTCAGACTTCCTTGCCCTTGTTGTCAATTCAAACCACACCGATAGCTCGTACCCAGCGAGTCGGCCTGTTGTGTTTCGTGGCACAAATTATAAGCCGTACTCCGTTGTCTCGTGGAGCGACCGACGCCAGTATCGTAACAACGAAGGGGTCGCGTATGTTGATTTCGCAAACGATCGTCTTGTTTTCACCAAACAGCCAAGCACCGCAGAGTCTGTGGAATATGATTATCAGGCGAGTATGCCCGCCCTCGCACTGGCAGAGAGCCCGTGGTTCCCAAGCGAATTTCACGACGCAATTTACCACCTTATGGTAAGTGATGATTTTATGATACAGAACTCAGACAAAGCTAAGAGCTATGCGAAGGAGAACGAAGCAGAGGCAGCGAGGATTATCCAACAGATGGTTATGTGGAACGCACGTCTAGTACAGCAGTAATATGGCAGTAAGCAAAAGCACAGTTCAAGCATTCACGAAAGGCACTCACAACCTAATGGATGATGAGCTCATCCCGAGCGACGCAGCAAGTAAGTCGATAGGCTGGCTTACTCGCGACGGAAAGATTGAGCTTATGTACGGTCGCCAAGCACAGGGAGCCGAGGGTGCTACCGGTGCTATTCTTGCGGAACACACGGGGTTCAAAGTAGACGGCACAGCGGTAAGGTTCCGCAAGGTCTCCAACGGCACAGTCGGAAAGGTGCAGTACCTAGCAGGGGTGACGTGGACCGACGTAATCACAGGACTCAGCACCGAGCGTGTGACCTTTAGTAACTACGCCTCTCTTGCGGGGAACTTTGTATATGTGACAGGCCCGACAGACGGCTTGTATAAGATTGTGACCGCAAACCCAGGCTCTTACTCTGACGTGTATCTCTCGACTAAAAACTTCAAGGGGTACACCTTTATTGATAAGGGGCGCATGATTTTGTGGGGGCGGGTACAAGACAAGACAGGTCTCTATGGGTCATACATTGACGGACAGGACTCAGGTGTGTACACGGCTGTTGCTTCGGAGAACGTGGGTACTGGCGACGGTACTGAGGTCACTTTTGCGGACACGCTCGCCTTTAAGGCGGGGGGAGCGCGACGCACCTGCTTTGGTATAACAGTTACTGACGGTACGGAGACTTTTACGGATAACTACGACGGCACACTCACGGGTTCCGCTGGCGGCGTTGGTACTATCAACTACACAAGCGGAGCTCTTTCGGTCACGTTTGATACCGCACCGGTAAACACACAAGCTCTCACCGCTGATTACCAGTGGGAAGATTCAAGCGCAGAGGGTGTGACCGACTTCTCAAAGTCAGCAACTCGCCTCGCGGGTGAGGGATTTTCAGTGCGCCAAGACCAAGGTGGCGACGGTATAAAAGTGGTCATCCCGCACGATGGTGCGTATTTTTCATTCAAAGCAACCTCGGTCTATCAGTTCACACCAGACGCAGCAGACACGAACCCCAAGAACGAGTTGATCCGCACGAATATCGGCGTAGAAACTCTCGGCTCAGCTATCGGAACTTCTGTTGGCGTTGTGTTCATGAACACAGGAAACCCCACGCGACCGATGATGAACATCCTCACCCGCAACCCCGTTGGAGATAACTTTGTTACCACACCCCTCTTTGCTCACTATGATTTTAGTGACTACTCCTACGGTGCTGTTGTTCTTGAGAACTGGGATAAGTACGTGGTGGTTTCGTGCATCGAAGACGGACCGACGAACGACAGACTTTTATTGTGCGACATGGTGGATAACACTGTGGATAAGGTCGCATATGGAGGCAACGCCTTTACCCTTTCGGGTGGGTATCTCTACATGGGCGATACTGTTTCCCAGACGAGCTACGAGATGTTCACGGGGTTCGACGACATGGGGCTTATTATCCGAAACGAGTGGATAAGCAGTGGCAACAAGTACGGCTCAGACGTGCTGAAGCGAACGAAGAAGTACCGTTTCCGTGGACTTATTGCCCCCGACCAGTCTATATCAGTCTCTATTTCAATAGACAGTGGAGACTACCAACCCGTCGGGACAATCCTCGGCTCAGGTGACTATGTGGACTATATGAGCACAACAGCCGTTGGAACTTCTTTCGTCGGCGCAGAACCGATTGGGGGTGCAGACACCGTTGCTGTCTATCCTTTCCTTATTGAAATTAAAGTAAAACTACCACGCTTTAGAAAACGTAAATTGCGCTTCGTTGCTAATGGCTACGGCTATGTGGCGATGCAAGAGATTACTGATTTCGATATTTGGCGCTACACCGAGAAGATACCGAAGCAGTATCGCCAGAAGCAAAACGTGTCGCTTGACGGTGCGACAGTAGATATTGATACACCATAAAATAATCATTTAATCAACCCTGTGTGGTATAATACAAAAAAAGAATGACAAACTTAATCCCCCTAGCAATCGCAGATGTTGAACTTCAGCTTGCAACAAGTGTTGCGGTAGCGGCTACTTCCTTTTCATTATCAAGTGCGAATGACGACGACGGTAATGCCCTACCCGCGGGTATGTATTGCTTCACCGTTGACAGCGGTACGTCAAACAAAGAATACTTACTCGGACAGCTTAACGGCACGAGCGTAACGGGTGTCTCTCGTGTCTCGAGACAAGGTGTGTCTACATCAGGCGCAGCTAAGGCGCACCGCATCGGCGCACCTGTCATCCTTACAAACTTCGCCACACTCCAGAGAGTTGCGGACATACTGCGTGGGCAGATTGCCCTTGACGGTGGAAATCCTATCAATTACGACGCAGAGCCTTCGCTTACGGGGCGAACGGAAATCGCTACTGTGGGATATGTTCTTGACACAGCGACAGGCGGTACTGTAGCCTTTGACACTCAAATCATCACGGGAGTAAATGCAGGCGAAACGGTTGCTGACGGAGACTTCCTCTATTTCAAAACAAGTGACCAAGAGTGGTACAAAGCTGATGCAAGCGTAGTTGCAACGTCCGAGAACGTACAAATTGGTATCGCACAGGGGGCGGGTACTGATGGTGCGGCTATCTCGGGAGGCGTGCTCATAAGCGGTGTACACACCACAACAGGACTGACAGCTGGTTCCTCTTATTATATTTCAGACACATCGGGAGCCATTGCAGCAACAGCGGGCACGGTAGAAGTTCTTGTGGGCACAGCTCTTTCGACAACGAAACTGCTCCTGCAACTGCGAACAGCTGAGATGGTGACAGCTACGGAGAAAGACGCCCTTGCGGGCACCAGTGGAACCCCAAGTACGAGTAACAGGTTTGTGACAGATGCCGATACTACGGGTACAGGTAGTTTACTAAGGGCGAACAAGCAGACAAAGCGAGTAACAAGCACCGACATCAATACGGTTTTTGGCGGCGAGACAAGCAACCCAGAAGAGGACATTTTGGTGACAGCCATTCCTGCTGGCGCACTTGGTACAAATAACTACATAAGAGTCAAAATTTGGTTTACGTTACTCAATGTAAAGGATAACGCGTACACGCAGGATTTCCAATTTTTCTTAAAATAC